GATGTTCAGCTCCTTCCCGGTGATCTCGGCCAGCTTGGCGACGTTGAGCATAGAGCCCTGATTGGCCGCCAGGGGGGCCGTCGGCAGGATGATCTCGCGCACCCACTTGCTCTTGCGCTCGAATTGATCCTCCGGGCTGTCGTCGTCGAGGCTGTAGGGCTCGATGTCGCAGGTGTACTCCAGGAAGTCCCCCTCCCGCACTTCCGGGTCCCATCGCACCGTCACCGTCTCGCCGCCGTCGATGCGCACGGGCAGGTCGAGGGCCGTGTCGGGGTCCGTCCAGGCGTACCACGCCAGCTTCTCCACGACGCGCCGCCGAACCTTCTGGGCCTGGTGCCGCATGTCGTTGATCCGCACGGAGGCCGAGCCGAACTGCATCCGCTCCTGGCCCAAGGTCTTGGCCTTGGCCTCCAGGCCGCCCAGCACGTCGGGGTTGCCGCCGAACTTGTTGTAGGCATCCAGGAACCACGCCACGGAGCGGAAGTTCTCATCGTTGGCCCCGCCGAGGCTGATCACGGCGTGCGCCTTCACGTCGTCGACGCGCGTCATCTCCCCATCGGCCGCGTCCCGGATAGCCGTGGCGTCCTTCTCGGCCTTCCCTTGGAAGATCGGGATGTCCTTCTGCCGGCGGGCCTGGCGGGCGATCTTGCGGGCGATCTCGTTGACCAGCAGGTGCAGGTCGTAGATCACGCCGATCTGCGGCACGGGGATGGGGCTGCCGGGCATCTCCGAGAAGCCGAGCACTTCGTATGGCCCGCGCTCGGGGCCCTCGTATTCGTGTTCGTCGAGGAAGCCTATTGTGAGCGACGGTATGCCCGGGATCGTGCGGATCACGCCCTCGTGAGGGAACCACAAGTCGATCAGGAAGAGTTTTCGGTAGAAGGGCTCGCTGTTGTACTTTCGCCCGGCCTGGCCGGCATGTTTCTGCTCGTACACCTGCGAGGCGGCAAACGCCTTCTCCAGCAGCTCCGGCTTGTACATCCGCGTGTCCATCGCCCAGTCGTAGTTCACGCTGTAGCGATCCCCTTCCCAGCCCTCCTTCGTTCGCTTGTTGGCGCTGGCGTCCATGAACCAGTCGTCGAAGCTGACGCACTCGGCGAAGCCCACGCCCGGGTCGCGGTCCCAGCCCTCCGGCTCGTCGAATCCCCCGCCCGGAGAGGCGCCCAGGCCCACCTTGATAATCGCCGGGCCGTACAGGGCATCGAGGGCCATGGTGCGAAAGGCGCCCGACAGGTCCATCTCGTGAAAATCGTGGTCGAGGCGCAGCTTCAGCTTCTCGGCGAAGGGGCGGTGCTCGGTCTGCGTAGTAGTCACCTTGGCGTGGACGTTCCGCTGGCACAGCGACGGCACGAGGACCGAGGACAGCAGGTGCAGCATGTTCATCGGCTGCTTCTCGACGGTCGCCTCGGTGTTGGGCCGGGCGTAGTGCGGGCCGCCGTAGTCGGCGAGAAAGTCCCGGCGCTTGGCGCGGAAGGGCTTGAGCCACTGATCCGACAGCTCCACGTCGCGGCTGAGGCGCCTGGCCGCCGAGTTTTTGCCGGTCTGGATGTTTACCATCCGTCCCCCTTCTGAGCCCGCTCGCGCCGGCGGCGGGCCTGCGCCTGCCGCCACCCGAAGGAGCCGGGCGGGTTGCCGGCATCCTTGAAAGTCTTCTCGAAGCGGGGAAGGTCCAGGCACGCCTGGTAGGCCAGCGACGCCCCGATCACCAGGTCGCCGTGCCGCTCTCGCACCTCCCGCGGCATCTCGGCTAAGGCCTGGTGGGTGATCCGGCCGAGCTTGTCGTAGATGTACTGCGTCATCTGCTGCTGAAGCGTCAGGGAATGGATGATCGCCCGCTCTTTGTGAATCGCATCGACCCAGCCGCCGAAGAGGAACTCGTCGGACGTCTCGCCGCGCAACCAGCCGAGATGCTGGGCCCGCAGCTCGGCCATCGTGTCGTGCTTGCGGTCGAACCAGAGGAACGTGTAGTCGGCGTTGTCGATGAGCGACCGAATGACCGTGATGCCGTGCATCTTGCGGACCGGCAGAATCAACCCGTTGTTGTACCGCTTGGCCACCGCCCCGGCGAATCGCCCCAGGTCGGTCGGTGTGATCTCGTTGCAGGCGAACTCGGCGGCCTGCTCGCGATTGTCGGCAAAGAACACCTCGATCGTCGAGTCGCTCTGGCTCACCCCTTCCCCCACGTCACACCCCAGGGCGCAGGAGCGAATCGCCCCGCGCAGGCCGCTGGGGATCTTCTCGGGGGGCGTGTCGGGCTCCAACCACACCTTCAGGCGGCCACGCTCGCGCTTGACGAGTTTCCCGCTCTCGTCGAGGTCCATGCGATACGCGGGGTTGCGGATGTGCCTGTTCTGCGCGTCCAGCCAGTCGGGCTCGAAGACCGGCTTGCCGATCTGCGCCTCGGCGTCCCGCAGGTATTCCTTGCGGAAGCGCCAGGAGAGCTTCCACGTGCCGTCGGGGAGTTGCTTGCAGCCGAGGCGGCGTTTCTCTGCCTCGACCACCTCGGGCGTGAAGGCGACCGGGTCGGCGCCCATGCCGAGGTCGACCGCCACGAACCCCGTGGAGTTGAGCCGCGCGTGAATCCCGATGTCCAGGTCATTGCCGGGCATCACGACGGTCGGCTCAGTAATCTTCGAGCTTGTCCTCGTGCAGGTCATTGGCAACCCCGAGGTTGGCGGTTGAGAGAGAAACAATCCAGCCGCCACCACGAATACACGGAAGGGCCGCGGTATACGCATCACCAAACTCGTCCTGGAAGTGGCTCTCATCGCTCAGCACCCCCGATGCCGTCCGCTGGCGAATGATATGCGCACCCTGCGGGATCGCCCACAGCGTGCTGTTGTGCTCGGGAAACCTGACCTGATTGGAGATCTTCACGTACTGCTGGCCCTGCTGCATCCCGACGGCCGCCTTGCCCGGCATGTGATTCAGCGTGAACTTCGCCCGGCCAAGCAAACCGTCCCCAGAAACCTCGTCCCCGATCGCGTCGGCTTCGCGCTTGCTCTGCAGCATCACCAATCGGCCCGTGTGAACCATTGTATCCCACAGGGCCAGCGTCGAGAACAGCCAGGTCATCACCATCTGCCGCGACTTCTTGATCGAGAGCAGGGGGTTGTCCTGCCACAGCCGCGTGACGGCGATGATGTGCGGGCGCACGGGGAAGGGCTTGATCGGGTGCTCCTTGTCGTGCTGATCGCATGTATAGGCAAACCATTTCAGATACCCTACCGGGTCACGCCGCGCTATTTCCCACCGAGCCCTCAGAACCCGCTTGGCCGGTATTGACGCCACTTGCTCTCGCAAGGCGGTACAGATCATCGTCGCCCATCTTGGACAAGTCCTCTTCCTCGACGGCACTGGTGGTGACTTGCCGCTTCTCGGTGATCATCCCCAGCACGCGGATCAGCCTGTCGATGATCATCTCGGGGCTGACCAGCTTGAGCCTGCGCGTGACGGCCACGCTCTCGCCGGAGCCCGTCCGGTGCTCCGTGCATTCGGTGATGTACTTCGTCGGCACGCCCGCCGACCGCGCGCGCTTCAGGTCCACCGTGCCGTCGAGGATGTCCTGGAAGTCGGCCATGTCCACGCCGAACATCGCCGAGGCCAGCCACGCGCGGACCGAATGCTCGCTGACGCCGGCGGCCTGCAGCTCGGCCTCGATCGCCTCGGAGATTGCGGGCTTGCGAAGCATCGCCCACCCGCTGGACGCCTGGAACCCCGCGGCGACGGCCGCCTTGGACGCCTGGAGGGTCTTCAGGAACTCCACCACGAACACGCGATCGGACGGCCGCAGATCCCCCAGCGGCCCGTCGATCTTCTCGGGCCCGGGGCACAGCTCGAAGCTCTCCGGCAGTGACTCCATTCACCGCACTTGACCTCAAAAGGGCCAAAAGTAGGGCATACGCCGTACGCTGTAATTCTCGGCACCAAGGGGGCCAATAGGCAACAAAATATACTGAGATTTTCACGGCCGTGGGGCCAGCCCTTACGCGACAAGGGTTTAGAGTGATATTCGGGGCACAGAGAGGGTGTTGAAAGAGGGAAGTGTTAGACATTCTGATGCCAACACGTCAGCAGTTGCTTGCTCCGCCAGCTTCTCCAAGTCCAGTTGCTCAGCCATCAGTGTCTCCTTCCTCTGCCGACACGTCTGTCACCAAGGCTACATTTGCCGGCACCTTGCCTTCCGCATAGATGTCGAGTGGGTGTGTCTCTGCCGGCATCGTTACATAGAACCACCTTCGCGTCGGGCGCTTTTCATCCATCGTCTCTCTCCTTCGCCATCACCCACCGCCTTTCTTCACCCACGGCCACCGCTTCCAGCCCAGCGCCCGCACCACCCACCGCGGCCGGATCGACTCGTAGTGGGCCACCTGCCTGTCGGCGGCGCCGAGGCGCTTGTACAGGTTCTCGATCAGCCGGCCCTTCTCCTTCACCAGCGTGGACAACCGGCGAAGCTCCAGGCCGGCGGTCAGCACGGCGTCGTTTTGTCGCCGGCGGCGACGGAGGCGCTGGGCGTGTTTGTCTCGCTTGGTCATTCGAGCACCTCGATCGGCGTCCAGTGACGCCTATGGTCCAGTGGGCTGCGCATATTCTCCCGCACGTTCTCTGCCGCGCGGACCGCGTTCGCCTTACTGAAGTAGCCTTCCGCGCCAGCGCCCACGATCTTGCCGTTGCGGGCCTTCAGCCGCCAGTACCACTCGTGGCACCACACCAACCTGCATCGTCGCCACCGTCTCACCCTCACGCCCTCATAGATCTCGAACTTCATGGTGTCAGCCTTTCTTGGCCTGCCTGAACTTGCCAGCTATCCAGTCTTTCCATTCCCGGGTTGCTTTCCTGGCGGTCTTGCGGGGCCTGATGTGGACGAGGATTGCGTCGATCTGATTAACGCAGGCCACTCCGAGCCCTGAAGGCATTGAGAGGAAATCAAACACCTTGTGCATGGCTTGGTTAAGCACATA